CAGGAACTTTTACAAAATAAACGCAAGAAAAAATAGTTCCATGAGTATGAGGAATAGCATAAGTATCTTTTTCATAAATATTTAACCATGAATGACATACAAATAATTCATCAGGCATGTCCCAATTTTCTGATTTTATAACGGCTGGAAGCATATTATCTCTAATAATTTTAGCTACTTCTCCAATAGCTGGATAAATATGATGTGATCTCCAATCTGTTCTTTTTGCTTTTACATTACAAGCGTTCTTACGTTGGTTAGAAAAGTTATGTTTATCTGTATTTAATTCTACAAGAGCAATGTCTTCTAATTTTTTTTTCCATTCTTTATGATGAGGCATATCAAATTGCCATATAGATTGAGTAAAAATATCTGTTTTAGTTATATTATAATGATTACTAGGTTTCATAATTTATCCAACTTTTTTTCTATCAAAATTACCTGATATTGATACTCTTTCAATCTCAGTATTATTTTGACTTGTAAAGTGAAAAACTTCACTAGGAAAAATTAATAACATTTTTTCTTTAGGTTTAATTATTTTTTCAATTATGCTACCATTCCAAAATAAAATAAATCTTAAACTACCTTGCTCTTCTATAAATTTAGGGTAATAAACAAAAGAACACAGAGCGCCTGCATGGTTATGAAGACCTGTTTGTGTTTTGGGTGGTGTTTTATGAATCCATATTTCATCAAGATCTAATTTTATATTCATTATTTTTTCTACTTTTAAATGTATGTTTGTTTTAAGATCCTCTAACATAGGAGTATTAGGATATTTAAAATCTTCAAAAAAAGTATGATCATTGTTCTCATTTTTTCTAAGATGACTTTGATTTATTTCTTTCATAAGAGCATCTGAATCTAAATCTATATAATCCTCAAATACTTGAACTATTGCTAGTATATGACTTTGTATTTCCATTCTTTTTTCTTCCTCTTTCATAACATAAATTGGCTGTCAAGAAAACAATTTTAAAAAGTTATGTTGCTTTCAGATAAAATATGGTTAAATTAGATCTCACCCAAAAATTTAAATCACAGGAGATATTATGGAAAATCAA